ATGCAGGAGGGGGTGGATATTTTTAGACCCCCTCCCCTATGGTTAGTACAATTTAATAACGTTTTTTCTTTCTTTTTTCTGAAAATTTGAAGAAAAATTAATTATTTTACTAAAATTTCGAGTAAAATCTAATATTTTTATTATTTTTTATAGATTTTTTACTATTTTTTTAGTATTTTCAATACTTTTTAATACTTTTTTAATACAATTATTTAACTAAAGTCATGCAATTAATAGTTTACTTTAAACTTCATGAACTACTTTCTTATAGATTCCTAAAACATTGTACTTTACAATTTCATCAACCGCTTCTTCTACTGCTATAGCTTGATCAATAGGACTTAAGTCAGGTGATGTCTTTGCAATTCGGCCAAGATAAGAAGAAGTATGATACCCTTGTAGCTCATCGAAGGCATACCAGTCATCAAATTGCGTTATGGGATCATAAGGATTATCTGTAGTCGTTACCATAGTAACCCGCATAAGTATACCTCCTTTCTTATTAGTCCCCATTAAGTTCTTTATTAAGGGTCGATACGGATACACCAATAGCATCTGCAACTTCCGCTTGGGTCTTACCCATATTTAATAAGGTCCGGGCTCTTGCTAGAGAGGATGCCGATAAACCTACTGATTGACGAGGTGTTGCCCGCTTTTGGATCTCACTTAAATCAGTATATTTTAGTATCTCTGATAGTGTGCTATCACTAATTGCACCCGATTGAATTGCCTCCCATTCTCTATCATTAATATGGATGACGAGGTTCTTTCTATATTTAGACCCAACGCGTTCTCTTGCGGCGTTAATCTCGATCTGCTTATGCTTCTTAATGTCATCTTTGTCCCAATCAGGATTTGCTTTAATTTTTGCATCCATAACTTTCGATGCAATTAATTGAGCTTGTCTTTCAAGAGGGGAGTTCTTTGCTGCCACGTTCAACCGGGCTTTAAGGGAGGCCACCTCTTCTTTATAGACTTCTTTTGCTGACGGGTTCATTTGCAGTCTCGGAGTAGCTAAGTATTCTTTTCTAGCCCGATTGGCTAAAGCTTTTAACTTATTGGCATGATTAGCATAAACATTTTCTACAAGCGTTCCAGAAGACAACTCATGTGCATCTGTTGCGTAGGCCATTTCACTTGTTTTGGTTAAACGAGGTTTTAAAGAAGTTTTAACTTCACCACTTTTAAGCACCCTTGTCTTTTCATACATTTCCCCGGTAGGGACTCTGATTATTTCGCCATTAAGATAACGTTTCTTTTGCTCTTCTGTCATCTTACTAACATTAGTCAGTTCTTTGTACTCCGGGACTCTTTTATCAGATGAAGCTTTAGATATTAAAGTTGAAGCTCCAGCATTCTTTCCGCCTTGGTATTTTTCTTTTAATGCGGCAATGCCGTTATCAATATAAGACTGCTGCCAATTAAGATTATGCTTTTCTGCATCAATGACAACCATTGAATGCCTAACAGCCCTAGCAATTTCATCAGGGCTAGCACCTTTAATCGTCATATCAGTAATTAAATTAGAAACTTTACCCATCTCAGCGCCCTTATGAAATTTATTGGCGGGGCCAACTTTGGGCATACCCTCATAAGCGGGATAAGCTTCTTTAGGATCAAAATCTTTAAGCTTATGAAGAGACGATGAAATAGGAACATCTTTAGAAGTCTTTATCTTTTGGCCAGCAATAGGAATTACAACTACTGTATCACCATCAAAGTCTGCACCAGATAATTGCTGGGCAACATGGGCATTAATTCCGATTGCATGAGCGGCCTGTGCTAATAAGCTTTTCCCTTCACGATTATTATTGTTAACTACAAGCCTCGGGATCTCAAACACTCCGCCATGGGGGTATCGAATTAATGCCACTTCTTCGCCATTATTATAATTAGGAGCATAAACTTCATTATCTTTTAAAGAAGTAATAGGCAAAATAACATGTGTAGCTTGTCTTGGAAAAGCCGCTGCTTTAAGATGCACTGCAGCAGAATCGCAATCATCAGCAAAGGACTCTAATAATTTTTTCTTAACAGTAGGATTTGTTAATTCCGAAATAGCTTTAAATTCTGCTTCTTTATCTTTATAAGCTTTTTCTAACTGCTGTTTAGCTAAAGCAGGGCTTTGTTTGGATAAAAACTGAGCCGACAAATTTTTACTCCACTTTTCCCAGTCGGTATCATCATTAACTATATTAATAGCAGATTGCTTTTTTTCACCGTTAGCATCAATATATTCTCTTTGTCTAACAACTGCGCCAAAAGGATTAGATGGATCGTCTTTCATCTTTTTCAAAACGTCCATCTTGTCAGTACCTTCATGCTTATTCGTATTAAACAAAATATCAACACCATCGGGAAGATTATCGCTATACATGGCCATGCCTTTAAGATAATGATCTTTATCAACAGCAATTCTAACTTGTGCATACCGATCATTTCCTAAAGAAATATCTGGAACTCCTTTTCGAAGTTCGATAACACCATCTTTATCTACGCCACCTTGCTCAGCATAACGAATCTGAACTCTATTGGAATCAACACTGACTGGAGGCTTCACAGTTTTAACGACATCGCCATAATCTTCAAAATACACCCCTTCGGGGCTAGTTATTTTATCTTGATTAAGTCTAGTAGTACGATAATCTTCTTTGGTTACAACTTTAATCTCTGTATATTTACCGGGATTTGTAACTTGTTCAACTTTAAATGTCCAAACATTATACCCTTCCTGCTTAAGCATTTCGACAGCTGTTTTCAACTGTGTATCGCTAACGCCTAATTGGCGATTTACACCCTTGCCGACATCCAAATATGGTTTCGATTCAATTTGATCTTTAAGAACCGATGCAAGTTTTTCTGTAGCTGTGGCTCGTTCTTGCTGAACAGGATTTAAATAATTTCTAATAGTAGACTCCGGAATTCCAAGCTCTCTACTAATAGCCATATTGCTCCAACCCTTGTCTTTAAGCTTTTGCACTTTCATCTGTTCATCTTTGCGTTTCTCATTAACCGCAATTGAATGCTGAGCTCGATATTGGGTTGTGCTCATATTAAACGCTTTTGCTATTTCAGTAGACGATAATCCCTGAGCTTCAAGATCTCTAGCTCGCTGAAGGAAATTTCTATTTCTTTGAGGATTCTTGCCCGACCCCCAAGGATATCGACCCGAATGCCTAGGGGTGCCATAATGTTTTAAGTCACTCATAATTTAAACTCCTTCTTCAGCTAATTTTGAAAGTCGTTTATCAAATATAACAATACGATCCATAATTGTTCTAATTTCCGACGGATCTGGATTCTTAACTAAAATATCATCACTTTGATAAATTCTTAATTCGCTTTCAATCTTTTCTGGCTCAACATCATACTCTAAACAAAATAGAGCATTATAAATCATTAACTGCTCCATATGGGCTGGTATAACGCCAGACTTATAATCATGTATACGAAGAAAATCGTGTTTGAAAGAAATAGTGTCAGCGGTTCCAAAACAATTATCCGAATAATATAATGGTTGTTCTGGCGTCATTTTATATCCGATTGCATCATTCACATACATGTTTAATGTCTTTTTTGAATTTGGTAATTTAATACCTAATTCAATACATCTTTTAGCAAACTCATGAAGTTCGGTGCCTTTTTGAGCAGCTAAAAAATTACAATAAGCATTTACTAATTTATCTTCATCATAATTAATCCAATGATATTTACTTGCGCTTAGAAACGCATGTTTTCCTTCGAGGTTGAAATGCTTGTTGAAGTTCATTCAATACCTCCTCTTTATTTTCGGGATAGATAAACCGTGCAAAGGATTGCTTATCCATTTGCGAAACATAATAATCTTGGTTAGGTTGATGAGCTTCTTTTTCAGATTTTTTACACTCAAGTAATGCCCATTTTTTTCTATATAAAATGGTTAAATCTGGAACACCTTGTAAATAGTTTGGATCATTTTTTAGAACCATGCATCCTGGAAACAAATCTTTAAGTTCTTTAATAAGCGTTCCTTGAAAATCTCTTTCAAGTTTCAAGCTATAAACCCCCTCAAAAAATAAAAAGAAAATAAGATAAGTAAATCTTATCTTATTCCTTCTATTATAAGAGATGTTTTTTATGCGAGGGAAAATTATGCAAAAAATCTATTCTCATTAAAATTTTGTTTCTTAGTTAATGCTCTAGAAATTGCCAAATCTAAAGGCGCTGCAGATCTTAAACGATAGTAATATAAATCCGAAAACGGAGTATTCATTCTATCGATTCTTCCTGCTGACTGAACCATTATTTTATAAGAATAATTTAAAGAATAAAATATCATAGTATCAGTCTCTATGCAGTTCCACCCTTCAGCTCCAGCAGTATACTGAACAAGGTATACCCATTTATCTGATCTTGGAATCAATTCATGCTTATGGCCGTTCCATTCTGCGATTATATACCCTGGCCCATAGTTTGCATTTTTTAAAATATCTAATTCATAATCATAATTGTAAAATATAATTACTTTAGGATGCTCTTCTGTAATTTTCAATATTTCTTCTATTCGACTAGGGTCAGAATTAATTACTTTTCGCATCAAATAACATAATTCAGCGGCATTAGCAACTGGTTTGTCTTCAAAAATATTCCATCGTTTAGAATATAAATACTTGTATAATTCTTTATCGTATTCTGTAATTATGGTTTGATGATGAGCTGATGTGGGTTTATCGAAATCCATATTAACTAATATGTTGTTTTTATAACGGACTAAACGACCTTGATCAAAATATTTTTCAACCTTTGGAAATTTTGAATATCTGTTATAAATTACATGCCTAGTTATAAACTCTGTGCGATTTCGATAATACCCATTAGCTACAAACACCGGAATATAATCCATCCAAGTATCTCCAGGAGTAGCACTTAATAAAATCCATTGATTTTTTTGAGTAATCTTATAAAAAGCTTTAACCCAAGAACCAGACCCAATCACTCTTTGCTCATCGAAAATAAAAAAGCTATGTTCAATTGACGTATATTTTTTAATATTATTCCATGAATCTACTGTTACAGTAATTAAATCTTTATAACTATTATTTTCGCTTTTTGTAGATAAAAGGAATGGGGCTAATTCGCCGTCCCATTCTAAAGTATCTCGTTTTCTTGCAGTCGTAATAATATATAAATCTTTTGGATTTTGCATGGGGACATAAGGATCTAATTTTCCGTCACAAACCACACTAAAATAATAAGCTAAAGATGTTCTCGATTTCCCAGATCCAACGCCGCCGCATAATATACACCCATCATGCATCTTTTTTATTGCTTGTGCTTGATGCTCATATAGTTTTATACCCATATAGTCACTTCCAAAAAAATAATTAAGCTGCTACCCAGATTAGTGAGTAGCAGCTTTTATTATTTATTTAAAAAGGCAATGAATCTTCCGAATCAAAATCTTTATACTTTTTTGCAAACTCGTCTTCGACGATAGTAATATACATAGTTTTAAGATATGCTTTGATTCCGCCCTTGCCGTTTACAGACCATGTATAAGGCTGAATAATAAGATCTACGTTTTCAATTTCTGCATAATCAAGTACCGAAACAGTATCTTCATTTAATTCAGTTTTAGTGGTGCCAGAAATCAGTGTAATCCTAGGCGGATAATCGCCATATGCAACTGTCACCTGAAGATAAGGCTGCTGTTCATCGTCGGGATCTCTCGGAGTCAAATATTTAATATTCCACCCATCAGCAGCAAGATCAGCAGCAGTATTAGGATCAATCAAAACACAAAAATTCCTACGACCAGCAGGATTAAATTTAGCTTCTTTACCTGCGAAATTTCTAAAAATAATTCTTGCATTTTCAATTTTAAGTCTACCAGTTTCAGCCATAATGAAACTCCTTTCAAATATAAATATTAAGAGGCGAACGATTCAAAATCGCCATATTCAGATATAGCCGCTACAGCGTCATCAACTAATGCTGCATAATATCTACGATCTATATCATCTTCTTTTCCAAGCTTTTCAACAACTTCTGACTCTAGCCATCTATATCCTTTTGCGCCAGTTGCAGAGTTATACTTCCCATCTTTTTCTCTAAGAAGTAATCCGCCTCCACATCCAGGCTTAATAGGACAAAACAGACCAGCTTTGCCAACGAAATGATAATCATGACCTTTTGCAATAACTTCTTCATATGAACGAACAGCTTCTTCATAATCTAAAGGATATTCGCCATTAGAATCTGGCCACTTCTTTTTTAATTGATCAAGTTTCTTTTCGGCGGCGCTCACATCAGGAAGATCTTCGTTCATGTCCAAATATAAAGAAGAAGTTACGGTTTTAGTTTCGCATAAGTCTCTAAATACAATTGGACTCTTACTGAACAAAGTCTTAAAGACATAAGGAACCTGAAATTGAGTTCCAGTTGCCGTCCAACTTGTCATTATTTTTTCGCCAGTTGGAAGTTCGAATTCATGCTCTTCATTTGCATACTTTGCAATATAAACGGCATCATTTACTAAGCACATCTTTTCATAAGTAGCTTCATGCTCAAATGTATACCCATATTGCTTCCCATAATTCATAACAAATTCAATAATTTCAGGCGTTGCATCAGGAATTTTAATTGAATCAGTTTTAATATGAGCCACAGTATAACCTTTAGCCTGAACCTCATGTTTAAGATTAATCATAAACAACGCACCACGTTTAGCTACTATGTTATCTTTATTTCTAGGATCTCTAAACGGATTATCAAAAGTAGCAGATGTGAGTCCATAAACCGAATTTATTGCAATCTTTAAAGCATACGAAAGAGCTTTTGCTTGCTCTGGACTAGTCAGATATTTAGTTAATTTGCCGTCAAACAACTTACCAGCAGCATCAAAGTCTTTATGCTTAATATAAATTCGAGCCTGTTTGATGTTGCTGAAATTCTTAGTATATGGCCCAAATAAATTTAAGCACTCAATGCTAGTAGGATGCATACTCGCAATATCTAGCAAAGCCACATTAGAATACATGCCCGGTTCAGAATAAACATAACCTCCCTCACCTGTTTCTTCCCCACGATAAGTACTCTTCCCATGATCATACTTATAGCCAGGGAACATTTCCGAAAGATCTGTATAAACAAACTGAGACTGTGGTTTCTTTTCTCTGCCAAATATAATTCTTGTAGTATGCTGGTTAGTTGTGGCGTTAACATTTAAACCAGAAATATCTGCCAGGATCTCTCTTGCAATGAAATCTTGCTGTCTGGCATTAAACACTGCTTCAGTCGCAATGACATCGTTGTCACAGTACTCTGCAACTTTAGGCCACAACTCTTCTGGAACTGGCTGATCCCAAGGAAGTCCAAGTTCTTGATGATGGATTCCAAGTTCAATCTCCCATTTCTTCAAGCTTTGCTTTTTGCTGCAAAAATCATAAACATCTGTATAAGACAGATCATATGCTTCGGCAAAGAATGCATTAGAACTTCCAGATATAATTCTTTGAGATAATTTAAATATCTCTTCATTATTATAACCAAGCAGCCTAGCATAAAGAATATGATTATCATATCTGCGACAGTTGAAACCTATAAGTTTCATTTTAATAAGTTCTTCTATTTCGTTTGGTGTAGGATTAATCATTCTTACTACTGGCTGGCCTTCGCCTTCTCGTTTCCAGTTAATAAGCAAAAGATTACTAAACACTTCAACATCATAGAAAACCTTCTCATCATTTATTGGCTCAACATAATCAGAAGGCTCGTCTGATTTGAACTTCATTTTTGTCACAAGCTTAATACAATAATCAGCATTGTGCGTACTCTTGCTAGCGAAGGTTAAAATATAAGGACGCATATCAGTAACATCATAGTGAAGTCCACTGTTATATGCATCCTCAAGAATTTTAAATATAAAGTCGCAACTAGGTTTAGTCGCACAAGGTTCATATTCTTTATTTAAGCTTCGCTTGATCATTGTCCTTAAAGCTTTTTCATTCTTTATGGACTCAAAGTTTACCATTTTAACCTCCCCTTTCAAAGGTAAACCTGAGCTGATTGTGGCTATTTCTAAATTGTTGCATTTTGTCAAACATCTCCTGAGTGACGATTTTCCCGTAAATACTTTCACTTCGATCATATCGTCGTAAATACGGCTCAATCGATTCGGGTCTAATCCATTTAAATTGTAATGAAGATGAAGGCCACTCCCGCTCTTGCTTACTTCTGCATATGTAGGAGGCCACTTCGAGGCAGCTTCTAAGTTCTTTTCTAATGATTTCTCACCGCTTTCATCCCGAATATCAAAGTCAATTACAATATGGTTCTCAGGGACTCTAACATAATGCAATTTAGAAGTGTCAATGTCGTGTAATACAGTTCTTGTATTCTCCCATTTTTTCTTAGGAGCGCCGGATACTTCATCACCATATTGTGCTGGTGCATCAGAAAACTGAACATCAAAGATCGATCTCTCGGCAGAAAGATCAAGCCAGTTTGAACTTTGCACCACAGCTCCATTATCGGAATTACTGGCTTCACTA